AAATTGTGCCTGTGATAGTTAATCCTGTTAATTCTTTCCATTTCCTTTTTACTGTTTCAAAATAAATTCTCTTATATTCTGCCATAATATACTTATATAAAATTAAATTCAAAATCATTTGTTATTTTGGTTTCCCCTTTCTCGTTAATGAACATATATTTTTTATTCTCTCCCTCCTCATAGCCCAAGATGTATATTATTCTTCTCTCTCTCTGCTCTCCGATTACTTTGATGTAATTTCTCCTTAAAGCGACTATTTTTTGTCCTTTCTTTAACTCAATTCCGTAAGAAATCTCGTTTTTTGTTGGAATCCAGAATAAAGATTTTAGTTTTCCCAATCCTTCTGCCTCATAGACCTTTGAAAATAGGTTCTCGTTTCCGTTTTCGTCAATTTGAGGAATAATCTTTCCGTCTTTCAAAAAGGCAACCCAAAAATAATCAATTCCTTGAAGTTTTGCATAATATATGCTCTTTATAAATTTTTCTCTCAAGTTTTTGTCTTCAATAAATTCTGTTTCCATTGTAGAAGGATTTATATTTCGTCATATCTGAATGTAAAGGTTTCTGCCGATTTTGCTCCTTGCGTTGCATCTGTGTCTATTATTACCTGTGTGACTACTGCTTTTGTGGCATCTGTGGCAGAAGTGTATTCTGTGGAATCCACATCCAAAGGACTGCTACTTGTGTAGTTTGTCACATCCGCAGGAGAGGCTGTTTGGTCTTTATAGTAAGAATGTCCGTTTGTTGAGTCCGCCATATAGTCTCCTGTTGTTCCCTCTGTTCCTGTCGCTTGGTCATAACTTGCGGGTGGGCATCCGTTATCCCCAGAATCTCTTATACCTACCACTACTTTTCCGTTAGTTCCTAAATCCCAAGATATTGTCCCATCAGTATACCATTTTATATTGGTGATTTTGGTAAAAGTTCCTGATAGTTTCAAGGCATGATGCTTCCAGTAGGAGTAGTTTTGTCCTGAACTTGGAACCACGCAAGGATAATTTGTCCCTGGATTGTAGGTATCTGAAGTGCAATATCTTGCGGAAGTTATTACTGTCCAAGTTGGTGTTGCTCCATTTCCTTCTACAACCTCTACTGTTGCCGCCATAATTAATATTCTTTTCTTTATATAGTTTACCTTACCGCAGGTTTTGGCTTTTTAATTGCCAGAATTCTTTTGTATTCCTCTCTTAATTGTGTTGCCGTCTCTCTCCACTGAGTATATGGCTCTCCTTTTTGGACATTCATTCCCTCAAGCCCATATCCAACAATCTCATCATAACTTGCTCCCACAATTCTCGCAACCATCATCAGAGAAGTCACTATGTTTGTCAATCTTACAATAATTTGAGGAATTTGCATTTTCGTGACTATGCTTCCTGATTCGTGGGGTAGTGAAAGGTTTGCTGTTATGTGTGTAGAGTCTGTTATTTCTGTTATCTCGGTTACTTCTGAATAGCCATCCATTCCTTGTATTTTTACATAATCTCCTACCTCAAAACTACTTGAACTTGAAACAGGAATGCTTTTATTATCTCCAGAAGTCACATCGTCAGAAGTTGTGGTTGTGGTTGTGGTTTCCTCCAAATCCCCATATACATATTTTATGTAATTGTCTTGTGGGTCGTTGCTCATTACTTTTTTTTCGGCACTTGAAGTCAGTCTAACCATCCCTCCTGGATATATTTTCACATATTTGGGAGAAATCTCTGTCCCGTCTATTATTAACTTGATAATTCTCAATATAGGTTGTTTGGTTGTGAAAAATATTTCGGGATTTGTTCCCAATTCCGCATCCAGAAAGTCTATTTTTGTTTTTGGTTCATAGGTTGTGTTCATTAGCCTGTCTACCTCTTTTTCTGCATCTGTAATTAAAAGAGAAACATCCTCATCAGAAATCTCTCCACTCTCTATTCCGCAAGTGGCTCTCACTTTGCTTATTGTTGTGTATCCCATAATTTAGTTCTCTTTTATTTTATTAGTATATTTTTTTCGGAGTTTGTATTTGTAAGGAATAAGCCCCGCCTTAAATCCGACTTTTTTTTCTAAAAGAATTACTGCATTTGGTTGGACAAAAACCTGTTTCTCTGGAATATATATTACTTCTTTAGTTTTATTAATAAATTTCATAATAAAAAAATAAAAAATAAAATCATTTCTTTCTTTTAACCGGTGTGAGTCCAAGTCTTAAGCCCAATTTCTCTTCCAAATCCACTATTTCCCCTTCTTTAATTATTCTCCATTTGGCGTTTTTGCCTTCTGAAATTCTAGATTCTCTGAACTCTATGTCTTTTCCTGTTTTGTTCTCAAATTTCATAATCCCTCACCTTTAATCAGAGTCCCCATATATGATGTATACTCTTTTTTTATTGGAGACTGAAGAACCTCCTACGGTAATTGTTAATACTCCGCTTGATACAGAAGTGGTTGGTGCTTCTGCTTCAATGACGCTGTCTGTGGTAGTGTGAATAAATCCTTGAACTGCTTCTATGGATTTTAACCCATAATCCGCAAGTGTCAAGGTTAGTGTGTCTCCTGAATCTGCTGTTGCTGGCGTCTCTACTTTTATTATCTTCAATCCCATCTGAGGAACTGCCTCCTTAAAGGTGCAACTTGAAGTTATGTTTGCCATAATTAATAGTATTTAGTATTTAAATAAAAAAAATAAAGAAAACTCTTTAGCAAGAGCCTTGTCTATGCCCTGCTTTCTTTCCTCTATGTCCTGTATTATACATATAACTTCTTTTTCTGGGACCTCTCCCATCTCTATCTGGCATAAATAATTAAAATAAAACTAAAAAAGAAAACAAAAATAAAAAAATTACTCTTTAATCACTGCGTTGAATGCAGGATTTTTCATCACTAATGCTTCATAAATCTTAAGCATAAATTTCTGGCTGTCGTTTGTCTTTGCTAAATCTTCGTAAGTCATATCCTGAAGAACTCTCATTTCTATGTAGTCCATATCTAATAGCAATACCGTTCCATAACCGCTTGAACCTTCTGGCATATACATGCTCGGTATTATTGGAATCTCTCCCACCATAGACCTATATACAATTGTTGAAAATCCCCAGAACACTTCTTTGACAGGACTCATGTATCCTATCTTCGCATTCAACAGAGAGAGTATTGTTTTGTATGCTCCTGAACTTGCTACTGCGAGATTTGGTCTTCCTCCATCGTCAAAGGCTTCCTTTACTGCGGAATCCAAATCATCTAAAGATATTGCTGAAGATAAAGAAACTTTGTTTGTAGTTCCCTGTTGCTTCAATAATCCGTCAAATTCATTCGCATCTGAACTTGAATCTCCGTTTATGATTAGGTTTTCCTCAAGTTCTCTCAAGGCTCTCGCTTTTAGGATTACCTCTAATTGTTTTGCGTTAGGTGCAGATTGAGGTGTAAATGCAGAGCCTGGCAATCCTGAACCTGTGGATTGAAATCCTTGAAGCATATAACTTGGAAATGCCGCCTGTGCTGGACCTGTAACCCTACCAACAGAATACAAGTATTTAATAGATACACTTGCTCTGTCGTAGGTGTCTGTTTGTTCGGTTAATGCCGCATCTTCTCCTGCAACTACTGCTGAACCTTTTGCAGTTATTTTGTTGAAATCTGCTGTCTTTCCTTGGTTTGTTACTCTTGGAATTAACTCAACTAAAGGAGTGTATTTTCTTGTGGTATCCACGATTCTCGGGTCCACATATACAGGAACCATAGCATATCCTGCTGTTCCCGCTCCTCCTGTTGTTGAAGTTAATGCCTTCATCTGCAACTCTCTCATTCCTTTCACTGCTATTCTTGATAAATCTTTTCTCAAGTCTATTGATTTTCCCTCCAAACCAGACCTGAAGTAATTTACATAAGTTGTATGGTTTGGCAACATTCCAAAGGAATGTTCGTAGGAACCTGCATCGTTCACTCTCTTTAATTCTAATGTTCCGCTTCCCTCCAAATCTTTTTTATCTACCATATTATCTCACCATATCTAAAGGATGTTGGATAGGGGATTGAATTTCGTCTTTTAGTTCTGCTTTCATATCTTCCTGTCTGGCTTTGTATTGAGGCTCGTTTTTTAGTTTTTTGATTTCCTCTCTCAAAGCCTTCACTTCTTCCTGTATTTTTGCTTCTTCTTCATCGTCCTCTTCGTCTCTGATTTTTTTGAGTTCTTCCTTTAAGGTTTTTATTTCTTCTTTTAACTTTTCTGTCTCCTGTTTGAGTTCGCCGAAAGATTTTTCTTCCTCTTGCTTCTCGTTGTTTTCCTGTTTTTCCCTTTCTTCGTTATCTCCATCCATAATAGTTTTTACATTTTCTCCTTTATATAGTTTTTTTATTTCTGTATTGTCGGTATCTAATAAATCCGTTGTGTCTATCATCTCTCCTGACTTGCCGAAAGCACTTCTTATTTTTCCCCACTTTCCTCCTTCCTGTCTGTATAGCCAACCGCAGAATTTGTTGGCATCTGTGGCAAATTTCTTTGCTTTGGAAACGCAATTGTCCCACCATTCTTTAGGGGGTCTTCCGTCTTTTATTTCCTCTCGTTCCATAATATCTTCCATATTGTTTAAATAGGATAAAGATTTGGTGAATGCAGAAGTGAGTCTTGCTTCTGGATTCATAGGATTTCCTGTGAGGGCTACATTTATTAAATCTACTTTGTTTAAGAGTCTGACAATTTTGTCTCCTATGTTTTTTGTAATGGTTTGGATTGGGTAATAGGCAATTGAAAATCCGTCTAAAAATCCATTTTTGATGCTATTCCAAACTTCCTGAAATCTGGAGTGTGCTTTGTTCAGAATTGCTTTTGCCTTTATTCCCTTCTCGTCCCTCCAAGCATCTACTATTTTTCCAATTGGAATTTTTGTTTTGTTTATTTTTTTGTCTAACTCGGATTCTCCTTTCATCGTCTCGTGTTCCACATCAAGTTTGATGGTTCTTCCTTTTAGTTGCTCAAGCATATCATTAAGGCATTCGTCTGTCACGATGTCATTTCCCAAATCCAAGTCTTTTGTAGAAATATATCCCTCCACATAGTATTCCTTTCCTTTTTTGGTTTCTATTGAGGAGTAATCCAATTCGTCTGTAAAAAATATCTCCTCTGCCTCTTTTTTGTTGGCCATAATTGCTCTGTGCATTCTTTCTGCCTGCTCTTTCGTTGGGAAACATTTTATTATTTTTCCTTTGTCTTTCCCGTGGCAGTGAACCACACAGTATTGGCTTCCTCTCTTTTCCACCACTTTTGTCTCTTCCTTCATAATAATAATTTACTCGGGCTTAAATATAATTCTGCATCTGCATCGCGGATGGAGAGGGGGCAAAAATACTTCTCCTCCTTTGAACTCAAAATTCTCATCCAAACCTGCTTCTCGATTGTTTAGTTCTTTGCATATAGAACAGGTTTTTGCATCCATTTTAGCAACCCAAACCTTTTTTCCTTTTATTCCTGCCTGTTTGTATCCTGCCAAGCGTCCTTGATTACTTGCTCTAATTGTCTCTGTTCTTGCTATCATTTCTGCCCTGTTTTCTCCTTTGTCTATTACTTTATCTACTCTTTCTTTTAGTTTTGATATTGATTCTCCATTTAGTACTCCTCTCTCCAACTCTGCCCTTAAATCGTTTTTCATTTCCTCATCCAAATCCGCAAGATTGCTGAATGTATGGTTTTGTAAGAATTCCACTGCTCTTTGGTCTGGCAAGAAGTTTCTGTCTAATTCCTTTCCTGCGTCTTCCAGTCCTTTCAGGAATTCGTCTCTCACCACTTTTTTGATTATATCCCCTGCTGTTTTGATGGTTATCGCTCCTGTTATTGTTTTTATTATGTCTTGATTGAGTGCTTTTATTTCCGCTAATTTGTTCTCTCCTTTATACATATCCAGTTTTTTGTGTATTTTTTGTTTGTTTTGTTTTAGGATTTTTTTTAGGAGTTTGGTCAGGTCTATTTCCTCAAAAGGCTTTAGAACAACAGGAGAGGTTGTCGTCAGGGCTTTTTCTTGTTCCTCAATTAGTTTCTCATATTCTCTTTTTTCAAAAGGATTAAAGGTTGTTGTAGTTCTTCTTATTTCGTCTCCTCCTGGAATTGGTTCAAGACCTAATTCTTCCCTTATTTCGTTTGGAGTTTTTATTCCGTTTCTTATCTGGATTTCATATAGTCTGTGCTTCTCTAAATCTTCCTCAACATCATACATATTGAACTGGAATTTCACATCTTTGAAACCAAATTCTGGGATTATTTCCGTGTTAATGTGGTATTGCAAAATGTTCAGTAAAGGTCTGATGACTTTTCTCCTAAACACTTTGGATTGGACAAATTCTGTTGCTCTGTTTGAGGATTCTGTATATCCTAATTCAGAAGGGGTAACTCCCATACAAGCCCATACTAATTTTGAGAACCATTGTTGTTGTTGGATAATTTGCAGTTCTTCATTCGTCCATCCCAACCTGACAAATTTTCCGTCAAATCCTGTGACCGGTATTTTATACCAATCTGTTCTCCAATTCCCTACATCGTCTTTTGTTTTCATCTGCTCCACCCACTGCTTTTTGAATGCCTCTATGTCCTCTGTTGTTGCCCCTGTCATTTGGATAAATCCTCTCGGGATGGTGTTCTTTGTGAACTGCTCCAAATTATGCTCTATTCCGTAAATTAAGGATTGTAGAACATCCACCAAACTTTCTATTGGAGAATGCCCATAAATTGAATGAGGCTGCGGGTTTCTCATTATGTAGACAATTTCTCTCTTCCCAAATGGGATGGGCATCGCTCCTGTGGTCCATCCGTATTGGAAATATGCGGCTTTTTGCCTTAAATAGTTTTCTGTTTCTGGGGTGTATCTCTCTCCTGTGTTGCTTAAGAACGTGCTTATTGGGATTATGTCTGCTTTGTCCCTAAATGTCCCAAAAATGTCTGGATTTTTTGTGAATACCCCTCCGTCTCTCACATAAAGTTCTGAAAATTTTAATGCTCTTGTGAATACTTTTACCCATACCCCGCTGTCTATGGTTAGAATGTCTCTGATGATTTTTCTGAATTGGGTTTGTAGGTTTTCTTTGTTTTGGTTTGGGTTTTCAAAGAAATCTTTTACCGTATCTATGTGTCCTTGTTCTGCTGTTTCTTCTTTTGGAACTATCTCCCACTCCACCGCACTGACTTCATCTATTATTGTAGTGATAGCCATCTCGCAATAAGGCATACTGGCTATTCTTCTTAATTCTGGTATGTTGATTAGTCTTGGGTATCCAAATGGTGGTTTATATAGAAACTTTGGAATCACTGCTTTGTATATTTCTGAATCTTTTTTTCGTTGTTCAATCCCTTCAGAGCCAGGTGCTGGTCTTACAGGAGGTTTTATGAATCCTCTCAATAAAGCCTTGAAATCTACCATAATTTAGTTTATACTTTCTTTAAATAAAACCAAAACCCGGCCTTTTTTCTGGTTCTGCAACTGCATATGCCAAAGAATCACTGAAGTCAGGAGATTTGTCTTCTGGGTCTATTATCTTGATTTTTCCTGCGCTTGTTATTTCGTATTTTAGTTTGTTCAGTTGTTCGATAAGTGTCGGATGGTTTGGTATTTTTATTCTCCCCTCCTCAAACAAGGTTCTCAGTCTCCAATACAGTTGGGCTTTTAGGTTCAGGAATCTGTCTCTCTCCCTCGTTGGGGAACTTCCTGTCAGTAGTTTGTTGGCTTGGTATCCCATTTCTTTTAGCCTGC